CACATTTATATTGAACAGTCTCTTCATATGTTTATGGGTGGCAAATCCTCAGCAAAAACACTTTCTACGCTGACTCGCTTTAATGGAATTGTGTCTTGGCTTGTGTTTGAATTATTTGAGATCAGACCAGAGTTTATAGGCGCCACCTCAGCACGCAAACAAGCAGGCATCAAAGTACCGAGAGGCAAGAAAGCAAAACAAGTGGTTCTAGAACACTTGTTGAAAACTGAACCAGCGTTTAATATTCAATATACAAAACACGGAAACCCCAAGCCAGAGTCGTATGATAGAGCCGATGCAATTGTTATAGCAAAAGCTGGATATGCCCTGTCAAAAAATAATGAATAAAAATGCTTGACTTTGTATTTAGTGAGTGTTATTATACACAAGATGAACTTTCATCAACCTAGGAGATAAAATGAAAGTAACAAACGGACAAAACGTTAGTGTCCATTACGTAGGAACCCTGTCTGACGGGACAGAGTTCGATAATTCCCGCACCCGCGGACAAACCCTTGACTTCCAGCTTGGAAGCGGCCAGTTGCTTACCGGCTTCAATGATGCAATTGTAGGCATGACTATTGGTGAGACAAAGACAATTAGATTGGCAGCAGACGAAGCATATGGTCAACCACAAGATGAGGCAATTCAAGAAGTGCCTCGTACAGCGTTTGCCGACGACTTTGAATTTGTTGTTGGTGGGACAGTGCAGGGTAACGGCCCTGCAGGACAATTTATTGCAAAGGTGCAATCAGTAAGTGACGAAGTTGTGACATTGGATCTCAACCACCCACTTGCAGGAGAAGACTTGACCTTTGAAGTTGAACTTGTCTCAGCAAACTAAAGCGACTTGCTTTTATAATAAACGACCATCTTAGGGTGGTCGTTTTTTTGTTGACAACAAAAACTTATTGTGTTAGTATAGCTTTGAGGGTATATGAATAAGAAAGAAGCTAAAAAGGTTTTACATGAAACGCTTGGAAACTACTCGGACAAAGGTGATGAACTTCTTTTCCGTTGTCCTTCGTGCCGTCACCACAAGCGTAAGTTCTCTGTTAACCTCGACAAGAATGTTTATAAGTGTTGGGTTTGCGATTATCGGGGTCGTAATCTTAGGCGTATTGTTAGACGTTTTGGTACGTATACACAACTACAGAAATGGGACCAAATTACAAACAGGTCAGATCTTGAAAGGTTTGCTGATCTCTTTATGGAACCAGAGCGTGGAGAAAGTGATCAGAAACTCGAACTCCCAGAAGAATTCGTAAGCCTGTGCTCCGATAAAATACCAGCTACTGGTATGTACGCTTTACGATACCTAGAAAAGCGAAACGTGTCACGCGCTGACATTCTCAAGTGGAAGATTGGGTACTGCTTTAGCGGAGAATATCGCAATAGAATTATTGTACCGTCTTTCGATAGTGATGGAGATGTAAGCTACTTTATTGCAAGATCATATAGTGGCGATTCTTATAAGTACAAAAATCCTAGAGCTTCTAAAGATATAACATTCAACGAACTATATATCGACTGGAATAAAGACCTTGTTATGGTCGAAGGAGTATTTGATGCACTGGTCGCCGGAAATGCTGTTCCTATATTGGGTTCAACCTTACGGAAAGGGTCCGACTTATTACGAAAGATTGTATGGAACGACACCCCCGTCTTCGTCGCCCTCGATCCCGACGCAGCAGACAAAGAAAGACGGATTATTAAAATGTTGCTGGAATACGATATCGAACTTTATAAGATCGACGTTTCAGGCTATGAAGACGTAGGTTCAATGCCAAAAGGTGTTTTCGAAGAGCGAAAAAGAAATGCATCTTTTATCGACAGAGATAACTATTTATTGCTAGATTTATTATCTGCAGTATAGAGGCTACAAAATGAAAATCACCAAAAGAGAACTAAAGGAAATCCTTAAAGAAGAAATTGAAGCAACCATCGACGAGGGCGCCGAGCTGAAAATTCCAGTCGAAAGATACGATGCATTCAAAAGAAAGATTGAACAGTGGGGTATGCTGTTCAACAAATTTACCGGGTATACAAGAGATTTAAATCTTCCCGATTTTGATCAAAAAACTGACGGACGCAGAATAATCAGAATGGCTAACAAACTTGAAAGCGAATTTAGAAAGATTATGAAAGAATTTGATTTTGATGCCAAGTCTTATGATGACGAGCGTTATGCACAGCGCCAGAAACTTGATAGGTTTGATGGAGATAGTGAATTCTTTTTAGAAACAACAGAGGATAAGTCATGAAAATTACAGAACAAGAGCTTAAGCAAATTATCTTAGAAGAAATAGAAAACATGGATGAAGGGCTTTGGGATAAAATCAAAGGCACCTTTGCTGGTGTTGGTTCTGCCCTAACATCCCCACTGGGCTCAGTAGGGCAAGGATATCGCCGCGGCAAAGCGGCTTCGGTTTTGAGAACGGCAGCGGTTGATGTCAACAAGGTAAGACAAGATTTTGTCGACAACATAGAAGGGCTGTTCAAGTCAATATTTTCAGATGTAGCGGAAGTTGATCCATCTATGACTGACGTGGTAGATAAGTGGAATGAGGCAGTCGCCATGATGGATGAGGTATCAAATACGTTACAGCAACTAAGTCAAGAAGTTAAAGCAAAGGCAAGTGTGGGCCCAAGAGACGACTTAAATGTACGTGTTGCTGAGGGTGAAGAAGCCACTTAAGAAGAGGGATAGCATGAGAATATCAGAAGCTAGACTTAGACAGATTGTCCGTGAAGAAGTTGAGATACGCATTGTTAAACAAGCAATCACGGAAGTTGTTTCCGAAATGAGTCTCAATCTTTCAGAAGAACAAAGAATTCTTCTTGAAAAAAGCGTGCTCGATGACATTAAAAGTGCAGCTAAAAAAGCAGCACTTCCGATCGGCGTGATGGCAGCTCTGGCATTTGGATTACAAGTTGCAGTAGATGTTCAACAGTTGGACGGCATCGGCACCACCCCAGCCGCAGCAGAGCAAATACAAAACGCGCTTGATTCTAGTCAATATATTTCAGATGCTAGAGCAGAATTTATTCAAGATGCTATTGATGCTAGCGCCCGTGAAGGTGAGATACCTGCAGATCTAGAAAAAGGCGTCGGCGGAGACAAAGCAAAGGACATCGCCATGGATCGCCTCGAGGCAGAATACGCGTCCAAGGGCGACATTGAAAGCACAGAACAAGCGCAACAGACGGCAGATGGCGCGTCGTACATAACATATGTACCATACGATAGTTTGCCAGATGGCTATAAAGACACGTTTACTCGCGGCGCCGAAAAGGAAGATTTGAAAAAATACTACCAAACAATGGAAATTCAAGACTTAGCAGATTTAGTAAGAGATTTTAATCAATGGGGTTCCGAAGGTCAGGGCAACTTCTACGATTCGGAGTCTACGGGAACCAAGCTTCTGCCGGCATCTTGGTCTATTGCGTATAAGGCACTGCAAGACAAGACTGCTGAGCGTGGAGCAAAGGGTAAAAATACTTTCAAAGAAGTACTTGACAGCGCAATGCAACAATGATATAGTATATGTATAAGAGGGCACATATGCTTAGTTTTATCACGGATACACTTGTGAAAGCAGTTTTCATTTACACTTCATGGTATGGCTTTAACGCCTTCTTTTGGATGTTATTGAACTAGGAGAGTTTGTGAGCATTAAAATTGCGCACGTTTCCGATATTCACGTGCGAAAATTAAAATATCATAAAGAATATCGAGCAGTATTTGAGCAGCTTTACGAAAAGCTGAAAGAAGAAAAGCCCGACATTATTGTCAACACGGGCGATACCTTTCATACAAAGCTCGACATGTCGCCAGAAGCTATTAAGATGATGAGTGAATTGTTTGTTGGCTTGGCAGATATCGCACCGTATCATATGATTCTTGGTAATCACGATATGAATCTTAAGAATAGCGGCAGGTTAGATGCAATCTCGCCTATTGTGGATTATCTCGATCATCCGAATATACACTTTCATAAATACGCATCAGTAGTGGAGGTAGCAGATGGTATCGATTTGCATGTTTTATCTATTGTGGATCCAGAAAACTGGCAAAAGGACTTGCCAGAAGATCGCGTTAACATTGCCTTATATCATGGCTCTGTTGTTGGCTCAGTCACAGATAGTGGCTGGATGATGACACATGGCGATATTTCTCTTGACGAGCTTGAGAAGTATGACTATGCCATGCTTGGCGATATTCACAAGACAGATCAGAAAGTAGATAACGATGGTAGAGCAAGATACCCCGGCTCTCTCGTTCAGCAAAACCATGGAGAGTCAAATGATAAGGGCTATCTTATTTGGGATATCAAAGATAAAAACACATGGAACACAAGGCATGTCTCGCTTATCAACCCAAAGCCGTTTATTACTATCGAACTTACTCGCAAAGGACGAATGCCAAAGAATATCTCTATTCCGAATGGTGCTCGTTTGCGGCTCGTTAGCAATAACAATCTTCCGCTGGATGTGATGCGCCGAGCGGTTGATATTGCAAAGCATCGTTTTAAGCCAGAAAGTATCTCATTCCTTAACCGAGCTTCTGGTGAGCGTGGAACTGTTGAGGGCTTAACAGAAGATCTTAAAACAGAAAACTTGCGTGACATCGATGTGCAAGAAGAATTGATTGATGAGTATCTGGTAGAGTATCAAGTACCGACAGAGACAATGGAAAAAGTGTATGAGTTAAATAAGAAATATAACAAGTTAGTGGAAGATAATGAAGACGTTTCTAGGAACGTTAATTGGAAATTGACAAATTTTGAGTTTGATAATTTGTTTAATTATGGAGAAGGCAACAGTGTTAATTTCAACGAACTGAGCGGCATTGTCGGCATCTTTGGTAAAAACTTTTCCGGCAAGAGTAGCATTGTTGATGGTGTGCTTTGGACTCTTTTTAACTCAACTTCGAAAAATGAGCGTAAAAATCTCAATGTTATCAACCAAAACAGAGATTATGGCTCTGGAAAGGTTACGATTGAGATCGGTGACAAGGCATATACCATTGAAAGAAGATCAGATAAGTACACAAAGCGGCTAAAGGGCGAAGAAACCCTTGAGGCAAAAACAGAACTGAATTTTGAAGTTCATGATCCCGTAATGGGAGAAACAACATCCCTAAATGGACTAACTAGAACACTTACCGATTCAAATATTCGTAAGCATTTTGGAACACTTGACGATTTCTCAGTATCGTCATTGTCGTCACAGCATGGTGCTCTGGCATTTATTGATGAAGGTTCGACACGACGTAAAGAAATCATAGCTAAGTTCTTGGATTTAGAGCTTTTTGAGCAAAAGTTTAAACTAGCAAAAGAAGACTCTGTTGATCTTAAGGGCGCCCTAAAGCGGCTTGAATCAAAAAATTATGATGAAGAGATCGAAGAAACTTCGCTAGAACTAGAGCAAACTAGACAACAGCTTAGTAATCAACAACAAGAATGTTCTCGACAAAAAGACGAATTATTCGAATTAAATATAGCATGCACAGAAACGCAAGAAAAGATTGATTCTATTCCAGCTGAAATTATAGATATTGCTTCTATAACAAAGCAAATTAGGAACAAAGAAAACCAAGTTACCGCACTGAACATAAAAATATCTGAAGACGAGAATAGCTTAAAAACAAAAAGGGGTGTGTATCAAAAGGTGGTGCAATTTTTGGATGAATTTGATTTAGAAAAATATGAACTCCTACAGCAAAAAATATCCGAGCATCAAAATAGTCTAATCAATCAAGAGGAGCATCTTGATAGACTTTTAGAGACACACAATGACATCTTAAAGAAAGAAAAGCTCTTAGAAGAGCATGAATACGATCCTGACTGCCAATATTGTCGAAATAATGAGTTTGTAAAAGAAGCTTATGATGCTGTCGCAAACAAAAGTGCTATTGAAACACAACAAGCAAAGACATTAAAAATGATTCAATCGCTCTCAAAACAAATAGCAGATTTAGATCCAACAGGTGTAGCTACCCAGCTTGATAGGCACACTAGAATGGAAAACAGCAAGCACACAATCTCAAGTGAAATAGCTGATCTAAACCTAGAAATAGAGCGAAGCAAAAATTCAATTCACACTATTGAAACTTCTCTTACTACCCTTTGCGCAAAGAGGGACGAGTATGAAGAAAACAAAGAAGCGATCGAAAACCTGGAATCTCTGCTCATACAGCTTAATGAATGTCATTACAAGATAAAACAAACTAGTCAAAATATCGAAGCGTGCGACAATAAGACGCTAGAATTCGTGAAAGCTGTAGGCTCACTTGAACAAAAGGTTGAAAATGCAAAAAATCAAAAGCAAGAGTACCAAGACTTGCAAAGAGAATACGCTGCGTATGATTTGTATATGCAATGCATGCACTCTAATGGTATTGCGTATGATATTATCAAGAAAAAGATTCCTGTAATTAATTCAGAGATTGCTAAAGTCCTCGCAAATATTGTTGACTTTGAGGTGTTCTTTGAGGCATCTGGTAATAAGTTTGATATTTTTATCAAGCATCCTCAATACGATGAACGCCCTATTGAAATGGCATCTGGAGCAGAAAAGTCACTGTCTGCTATTGCTATTCGTCTAGCCCTTTTAGGTGTATCGTCGCTACCTACAGGTGATATATTTGTACTTGATGAGCCCGGTACCGCATTGGACGAAGAAAATATGGAGGGTTTTATTCGCATCTTGGAACTAATTAAAGTGTATTTCAAGAACGTTTTGTTGATCTCCCACCTTGATTCGCTCAAAGATTGTGTTGACATGCAAATCGTGATTGATAAAAAATCAGGATACGCAAGAGTTAACCAATAGGAGACATTCAATGTCAGATGAGAACGACAATAATGAGTTCGATTTTTTGCCACCAGCAGAACCGCCCCCCGCCTTCAATCAGGAAAAAGATCATTATCACGAGCAAGTAGATGCAGAAGATTTTGGCATGGTTGAGGATTTCGGATTACAGATGGAATACTCTGATGAAGATTTACTCCCAGAGAATACTGCGCCCTCATCTATTAATGTCGGCTTTGTCGGTGTCGGCGGTGGAGGCAACAAAATGGCTAATGCTTTTATTGAGCTTGGTTTTAACAAAACGTTGCTTGTTAATACAACAGGCAAAGACATTCCAAAGAATGTTGAAGAGGATCACGTTGTCCTCATACCAGATGCAGATGGCATCGGAAAAAACGTAGATTATGGAAAAGAGGTTTTAAGTCAAAATGGTGCAATTGTTGAAGATGCTCTCCGCATCAAACTTGGTAAAGTTGATTGGTTATTCGTCCTTGCTGGCGGTGGCGGTGGCACCGGTAGTTCTGTTACCGCTCTGCACCCTGTCTTTGAGCGTTACTTACGTTCTATTCAGGCAAGCGGTAAAGTCGTCTATATAGTTTCATGGCCGACAGCACAAGAAAACCTTAACCCCACAATCGCTCGCAATGCGTTGACGCTGGCAAATGATGTTGCCAAGCATCCGCATATCATTCTTGATAACGAGCGCTCTACACGCTTACTTCGCGGCAGAATCGGCATGCTTGGCATGTATCCTGTTGCCAACACACAATTTGCTAAGTCATTAGCCCAAGTTTTAAAACTCTCCACTGAGGACTCACCGATCCAATCTTTTGATAGTAAGGATTTAGAAACTTGTTTGGGCAATGACGGTCGTGCCTTCATGGGCTCAACTATGATAAAAGATCCTAATACTGGAAAGCTTGGATCGGTGATCCTTCACAACTGCATGAATCGTTCTGCATGTCCTCCGCCCAAGGGCAAGGCTGCTGCAGGCTCGCTGGTGCTCGTTGTGTCAGAAGAGATGGTAGCTGACCCTAAAGTCAGCAAGAATATTGAGTCGGCAATCGCTTATGTCGGCGGTCGATGCGAGACACTTTTCTCTGGCGTTTATGTCAGAAAGAATGTGCCTGGATTGATTGCGATACTAAGCATGAATGGATTAGCAACATGAAGCAGTTGTTTGAAAATTGGCGAAAGTATACTAACGAAGCAATGTATGAGCCCGGTCGTGCTGTTGCTGATATTGACACTGGCGAAGAACGTATGAGCCCTGAAGATCTTATGCGTGATGAAGTGCAAGATTTAGCAGACAAGTTTGGAGTAGAAGCCTCCATCGAGATTGCTAGCGATGGAAAGCCTGTTATTTTGGTAACGCACCGAAATGGAGAAACCACGCCATATGACGACACAGAAGAGATGTATCGAGATCTGTCGGATGAAGTAGGTCGCAGAGATTTTGGCGTTCCTGATAAGTATGAAGACGAATACAGAATGTATGAAGGCGCCGTACCACATTCAGCTCATCACATTGTTAAAAAGATGAAGAAAACAGGAAAAAGCGCCAAGGAAACACTGAAGAGTTTAACTACTGATCTTTCTGACGAAGAAGCTGATCGATGGCTTGAACGCCACAAGGATGAGATGGATAGCGCTAAAGAAGATTTGGCAAGCCAATAAGAAACAAGCATAGGAGATTGTAATGGCTAGACGTAAAAACACAAAAAAAATTGATCCCCGTTATTTTTTGAACGAGACGACAGACAGAGATTTAGATGAAGTTCTTGGACTTTTCGGAGACTCCAAGCTTGAAAAGCTTTACAACAAATATCTCAAGATGTACACGGACAACGCAAAGAAGGGCACCGTGATGAATAATCTAGTGCCCCAATCATTTTCTATGTATGGAGATGCTGTCAATACCGGCAAACCTAATCAAGCTGTTGACGTCGCCGGCGCACCTCCCGAGCGTATCGAGAAGCTGGTATCGTTTCTAGCAAAAGCCACTGCTGCTGGAGAGAATATCGAAGCTCTCAGCAAACGAAAAGGACCGGTGCAGATTCAAAGCGATGAACTTCGTGCATACGAATACTTCTTTAATTCAGATCGAACTTCGGGAAGCTGGGCTCGCGACAAACAAAAATCGGCAGAAGATGCTGAATTTCAAAAGGGTGCACCTGCCCGAGCAAAAGCCCGCAAAGCAGCCAAAGCCGCCAAATTGCAAAAACTTTTAGATGTGTTACCACAATGGTGGAATATCAGAAGAAATTTTAATAATAGAGCAGAAATGGCTAGAGAACTGACACGCAATGGCACTGCCGGCGCAGATCTTGAGAAGTCTTATTATTATTTAAAGTCAGCCAATGCTGCATTGCAAGCGGCTAAACAGCTTATAAGAACACCAGAAGGCACCGCCGCGCTTAAAAGTGCCGAAGGAGCTTACGATGACAAAGGTGATAGCATGATTCAAGACATCGAACAATTTATAGCAACTTTAAAACAGGTGGGCGGCGATGAAGAGTCACGTCGCAGCGCCCCCATAGACGTTGATGATCGTGAAAAGCGTACAGATGATTACATCGGTGCTACAGGACAGCGACAGAGAGACAGCAATTTTCAACGAACTAGCCGTTTTAATGAATCAAAGCTGTTTGAAAATTGGAATAACTTTTTAACAGAAGATACAGAAGACAACTAAGTATAAATCGATTAGCAACATAGGAGATTATGATGAATTGGCTTAAAAAATTATGGAACTGGTTAGTACGCAAAACTTCTACCGCACCTAAGCTTGCGGTTGTTGAGGAAGAGGTAGTAGACGACGAAGAGCCGACACCCGTGGAAGTCGAAGAAGAAGAAGGTTGCGTCGGAGATTTGTTTTATCAAATTTGCCGTCAAGCAAAAGTGGGACACCATGAGCTTGTTAGAAATGGAATTGTTGAGGCTTTTGAAAGTTGGTATGATGGAGATTGCGATGAGCAAAGTATCCTAAATTCTATACAACAGTTTAAGGTAGAGCACCCTGGACAGATAGCAGCAAAATTAGCGAGACTGTGAACAAATGAAAATATCCAAATCCAGGCTTAAAAAAATTATAATAGAAGAAATAGAGCTTGCCTCATTACAGGGTGAAGTGGATGCCATCTATGACATGATTTCTAAACAGATCGATAAAGTACCTCCCGAAGCACAAGGAGTTATCTGGTCTGCTATTATGTCAAAAATAGCACAAGAAGCTAAATCAGAAGACGATATCAAAGAAGTATCTTCAGAAAAACAGCGCCGCTGGGCATGTGCTCAGAAAGATAAATCTGCTTCCGAAAGGGCTTCGGGGCTATCTGCAGCAGAAGCAGAAGAGATGTGCAAATCTAAAGTAGAAGAAGAAAACTGCGCAGAAAAACCAGATTCGGTGCGCATAATTAAAGTGAGGAAAATATGATGGCAAAAGCAACAGCATTTTTAGATGTGTGGTTATCAAAACTAACTTCGCGAAAACTAATGGTATGGCTTACTGCCACTGGACTAACTTTGGCGGGACATGTAACAAGTGAGGATTGGGTAATTATTTCAGCAATTTACATTGGCGGACAAACTGTGATTGATGGAATTTCCAAACTCAGAGGATATAATGGTTAAAGCAAAAATTTTAGATTTTGTTCTTAGTAACTGGAAGGCAATATTGATTATATTGCTTTTAGCTGTTCTGTTTCTAAAAAATCAAAGAGATTACAATCTCATGCAAAAAGCATATGAGACACAAAACGAGTCTCACCAAGCACAGATCGAAGGCTTAAAAGAAATACACAAGAAAGAGTTGCGTGAAAAACAAAAATTAATGGAAAGTCACTTAGAATCCATAGCGTCAATTGAAGAAGACTATGAAGATGCCTTAGAGATGATTGAGGAATTGAGAGAAGACAAAAAAGGCAAGTATAGAAACAAATTCAACAGCGATAGAGAGCAACTAATTAAAGATATAGAAGAAAAATTTGGTATTCAATATGTTCCTTAAATTTTTACTATTGTTCACTATGACTGCGAATGCGACAGAGCCGTCTAAATTTACAGTGCTAGAATATAAAACACCTGCTCCGTTTGCTGGAGTTCTTTTCGATGAAAACGCCATGGCTGATATAATGGCAGAATATGACATATTAAAATATTCATGCGATATAAGAACAGAATATCAATTAAAAATTCAAAAAGAAGAATACGAATTTAAATTAGAAAATATGAGAATAGAGCACGAAGCATTAACAAAAGAGTACGATTTGTTTATAATGCAAAAAGATAAAGAAATAGATCTTTTATCTAATGCGTTAAAAAAAACTTCACCCCGTTACAAATGGTTGTATTTTGCTGGTGGGATCCTTATTGGTACTGCAAGCTCATACGCCGCATATAAGGCACTCAAATGAATGAAAAAGATCCCAACCGAATAGCAGCAATCGAAAAGGCAATTGCAGAAAAATACGGGAAAGAAACGGTTGAAAATCCGCGCTCAAAATGGAACGAAGAAAAAGAGAAAGAATACTTGGAGCAAATGTCCGAGTTCTATAGTAAAATTAAGAGAAATGAATCGCAACAAGAGAAAATTGATATAAATGGTATAAAGGTTGCGAAAAAACTACTTAATAGAGAATCTTTAAAGTGTTGTCCAGTCTGCGGAAGTTTTCCGAAGAAATCTATGGATGATGTCTGTCTTATCAAATATGAATGTTGCAGTAAGTGTTATATTCAATATGTGGAAGGCAGAGAGGAAAGATGGACAGAAGGTTGGAGACCGAAATAAAAAAGGAAACAAATAATGGCAACAGTTTATGAAATAATCCAAGGCTTATCTCAAGCCGCAGCAAATGCGTACGACGGCGCTCTGGGAGAGGATATGTCTCCCGTATCTGTAGGTGCCCTCCGCAGAGAAGATGGAAACGCACTCATCGACGAACGCGTGATGGACGGATTCAATGTAAAATTTTACGGTAATATAATGTGTCTTTCATATCATTCAGAAGTTCAATTGAAAGAAGTGTATGCCGGCGGCTTTGAAGAAGAGATTGATCAGCGCATAACTGACATTGCTGGATGGCTCAAGAAGGAGTATAGAAAGGTTACTGGTGAATCTATCACTCTAACAGAAGAAGGTGAGTGTGATGTTATGGTACAAAATTCTTCACGTGTCCGAAGTTGGGTTCAAGCTAAGAAACATTATCGTGTCGGCGGATTGGATGAAGATATGAACGACGACAACAGGGGTTCTAAGCCGGCTCCTGAATCAAATTGGAAAAGCTTCATGGAACAAGGCGGATGGGATGGATCTGGCGGAAAACGTCCAAGCAATGACACTAGGAAGAAATAACAATGAAAATTTCACAATCAGAATTAAAGCGCATAATAGTTGAAGAATATATTAAAGAAGAGGGTTTGGAAGAGAGTCAGGCTGCTCAAGATCTTTTAAGACAAATTCTTGGTGATGAAGAGTATGAACGTCGCCAAGCACTTAAGAATCAAGGCTCACGTGGCGGTGACACCAAGCCAATGGAAAAGCCAAACAAAGCATCAGAAACAATGCCAATAGACAGTCCCGAAACAGCATCGGCGCCTCATCCCGTCAAGGCTGCGGTTGATGGTATTTATGAGTTAGTAGCTGATATGGATCCTGAAGATGTAGCCGAAATATTTCAGATTGTATTCGAGAAACTTCCCGGTGTTGAGCTGGAGCCACAAGATGTCAACCCCGGCACCCTTTACAGTCCCGGCGCTGAAGGGCGCCCACAGATTAGTCTTGGTCCTTTAAGAGAAGAAGTATTCCAGAAAATTGTGGAAATGGGCTCATATGGACTTCGATCGATGGCTGGAATTCCTGGCGCTCGAGACGAAGAGGATGAAGTACCCGAGCCGGAAGAAACCGATAATATAATGATGAACATCGGAAACATCAATGCCTACTACGAAAAGACAGGTAAAACGCCCTCATGGGCTAAAGCAGGGCTTGAAGCTATGGAGAAACGCATAGCAGCCGCACGTGCGAACGCGGGTAAATACGGCTCCGTCTCGAAGCACCTTGAAGAAGATGTATGAGATTCCAGCTAGACAAAAAACAAAAAGTAAAAGAAATAATTAAATGTGGTAAAGATCCATCTTACTTCTTAAAAACATATGCAAGAATTTCTCACCCCATGCACGGGTTAATTCTCTTTGATACTTATGATTTTCAAGATACGCTTTTAACCGACTTCAATGATTATCGGTTTAACATAATTTTAAAAGCGCGCCAATTGGGAATATCAACGATCACAGCCGGCTATATTGTTTGGCTCATGTTATTCCACAGAGATAAGGCTATACTTGTTATGGCTACTAAGTTTGCCACTGCAGGCAACTTGGTTAAAAAAGTCAAGAATATCATGAGGAATATTCCAGATTGGCTGAGTATTGCAACTATTTCTGTTGATAATAGAACCTCGTTTGAGTTATCAAATGGCTCATCTATTAAAGCCGCATCTACTTCAGGCGATGCTGGACGTTCTGAAGCCCTATCTCTTTTGGTTCTCGATGAGGCAGCGCATATTGAAGGATTAGAAGAATTGTGGACTGGCTTGTACCCCACTTTGTCAACTGGTGGAAGGTGTATTGCCTTGTCTACACCAAACGGCGTGGGTAACTGGTTTCATAAAACATGTTCCGACGCAGAATCAGGAGCCAACAATTTTAATTTAACTACACTTCCGTGGGATGTTCATCCCGATCGCGATGAAGAGTGGTATAAAAAAGAAACTAAGAACATGTCTAAGCGGCAAATCGCGCAAGAGCTGGAATGTAATTTCAATACGTCTGGCGAAACTGTGATTGATCCAGAATGCATGAATTGGTTACTTTCAAACATATGTGAGCCAAAATATAGAACTGGTTTTGATAGAAACTTTTGGATTTGGGAAGAGTTCGATCCAACATGCAATTATCTTATGGTAGCTGATGTTGCCCGAGGCGACGGTGCTGACTACTCCACTTTTCATATTATAAAACTCGAGACATTGGAAGTGGTAGGGGAGTATCAAGGGAAGCCAACGTTGGACATGTATGCTGGAATGTTAAATCAAATTGGAAGAGAGTACGGCGGCTGTATGTTGGTTGTGGAAAATAATAATATTGGGTATTCAATTTTAGATAAATTAATAGAATATGGCTACCCTAATTTATATTATTCAATTAAATCAACTCATGAATACATAGAACAATATCAAGCCGAGCATAGAACTTCTGCTGTTCCCGGATTTACCACATCAATGAAGACGCGCCCATTGATCATCGCAAAACTAGAGGAATTCATAAGAAACAAACTAATTAAGGTGTATTCTTCTCGAACAATCAACGAGATGAAAACTTTTATTTGGAGGAATGGTAAACCACAAGCAATGAAAGGGTATCATGATGATCTGATCATGGCATTGGCAATTGCTTGTTGGGTGAGGGACACTGCGTTACAAGCAAACGCAAGAGAGTTGGACTACCAAAAAGCATATGCTAATTCGATATACACATCCAGGACAACCATGAATACGCAAATAGCAGGACAAGAGGGCTACAAAAAAAATGATTTATTTGATAAAATGGACAAAGCGAGAAAAGAGTACAACCAATACAAATGGATTATAAAGTGAGAAAATAAATGGCAGACAAAAATTCTAGAAATACCCAATCTCAGCTCTTTAAGGCACTAACACGCCTTTTCTCGGGCCCTATTGTGAATTACAGATCCCAGACGGGTAGGAAAATCAGACGTCAACATTTGGATAAGTTTTCTAGTAGATTTAAATCAGCATCTGGGCAACAATTTAAAAAATCATTATACAACCCACTGGACACCATAGCTGCTAACGCGATGCAGAATCAACGTCGTGTTGAGCGGTATGTTGATTTTGATCAAATGGAGTACACCCCAGAAATTGCCTCTTCGTTGGATATTTACGCTGATGAAATGACAACTTATTCTGATTTGCGCCCAATGTTAAGTGTCCGATGCTCTAATGAGGAAATTAAAGCGGTTTTAGAAAATTTATATTCGAAGATTCTTAATGTGGATTACAATCTGTTTGGGTGGGCTCGAACAATGTGCAAATATGGAGATTTCTTTTTGTATCTGGATATTGACGACAAATACGGAGTACAGTCTGTTATATCCTTGCCAATATCAGAAATAGAAAGATTAGAGGGTAAGGATGCCACAAACCCAAATTATGTCCAATATCAATGGAACTCTGCCGGCATGACATTTGAAAATTGGCAGATTGCACATTTTAGGGTGCTTGGGAACGATAAACATTCCCCATACGGGACATCGATTCTAGATCCTGCTCGCCGAATATTCCGACAGCTTATTTTGCTTGAGGATGCGATGATGGCATACCGAGTTGTACGCTCCTCAGAACGCCGCGTATTTAAGATTGATGTTGGCTCAATTCCACCGCAAGATGTTGAACAATATATGGAAAAAATTGTTACCCAACTTAAAAGACATTCCGTGGTTGATCCGTCGAGCGGCAGGGTTGATTTGAGATATAATCCAATGAGTATCGAGGAAGATTATTTTATTCCTGTACGCCCGGGCTCACAAACTGAAATTACAAATCTTGCAGCAGGACAAAACACTACTGCAATCGATGATGTTAAGTATCTTCGCGATAAGCTCTTTTCCGCGCTAAAAATTCCCCAGGCATACCTTGCTATGGGCGAAGGTGCAGCAGAAGACAAAACAACACTTGCACAAAAAGATGTTCGTTTCGCAAGAACAATTCAGAGACTCCAAAGAGTTATCACCGCCGAGCTTGAAAAGATTGGCATTATCCATCTTTATACTCTTGGTTTCCGCGGCGATGACTTAATCAGTTTCCAGACTGTCCTGAATAATCCATCAAAGATTGCGGAACTTCAAGAGATTGAGCACTGGAAAGCAAAATTTGATATAGCGGCTTCAGCCACTGAGGGATACTTTTCTCGCCGCTGGGTTTCTGACAATATTTTTGGATTATCTCACGAAGAGTTCTTACGCAATCAGCGCGAAATGTACTATGATCGCAAGCACGACGCAGCACTCCAAGCTGTGGCAGAGGCAGCTGCAGCCGGCGAAACCGCCGGCGGATTGGGTGGAGATCTCGGAGGCGATTTAGGTGGTGACTTGGGTGGCGATCTGGGTGGTGACTTGGGTGGCGATCTGGGTGGCGATCTCGACGCCGGCGCAGAAGAAATGCCGGCTGGTGATGCAGGGGCAGAGCCTGCAGGAGACGACTCCCCACTTCTCGCAGTACCTCCCGGTAGCCGAAATTCTCCAAGACTTCATGGTGGAGAAAATAGTAAAGGCAAAAAGCTTTATTTCCCAAAGAAAGTAGATCGCCGTGATGCCGGCGCCAGAACTCGACACATGCACGGTTTAACCAACATGGAGAAGCGCGGCAGGGCTTCCAGATCGAAGAACCCTGGAGGAGAAATCGCCAGTATTCCTAGCATGGCGCCATTGGCAAAAGGAATAACAGAAAGTGATTATCCCTCTGGAGAACCTATTTATACTTTGAAAGATGCCAATGACGAAGAGTTGCTTTTTGAAGTCAATGATTCTCTTCACGGCTTAATCACTCTTCTAGAGACAAAAGATAGTTTAATTACGGAGCAAGAAAATGAAGACTAGGTACAACAAAAAACGCAACACTGCGTTTGTATACGAAGCGCTAATCAGAGAAGGAACATCTGCAATACTTCAAAAAGATAATATCCGCTGCAATAAAGTTGTTTCAATTATTAAAGAGCACTTTAAGCCCGGCACGATATTAAGAAAAGATTTAGAATGCTATCAAGCCCTTTATGAAAATCAGTCCTCCAGCAAAGAAGACTGTAAAAATATTATCAAAGAAGCGCGCCTACAAAAAAGTTACTTAAATCCAGAAATATTATTCAAAGAACAAACCTCTCTTATTCATTCAATCAATAAAGAAGTAGAATCCAGTGTTTTTGATAATTTCGTTCCAAACTACAAGTCATTAGCTAATATTTATCAAATGTTTTCTTTCTCTTCTGCTCCGAAAGAAAAAGTTCTTTTGGAAAAAGCGGTTATTGAGGATATGTTAATTGTTGAATCCTCTCCCTCTGTAAATACAAGTGAGATTGACGGATTGGTTGTAGAATCATTTGTGAAGAAGTTCAATAAAAAATACGAGGGTGCATTATTGCAAGAGCAAAAAACTTTACTAAATCTCTACATTAAGTCTTTTGTTGACAATTCACTCGAATTTAAGATTTATTTAAACGAGGAAATATCACGCCTTAAACAGCAAATCGAAAACGCGAAACAGCAAAATGACATTGCGCAAGATCCTGAAATGCTTGCCAAAACAAATCAGGTTATGGAAAAATTAAATAATTTCCAAAATACCGAAATAAGCGAAAACATCATTCTATCAGTACTAAAGATACAATCACTTTGCGAGGAAACATCACAGAATGCCAATATTAATTAAAATAGGCGAAAAAGCTAACGAAAAAAAAGTTAGATTAGAGATTGATGCTAGAAAAAGTATTGCTGGAGATATAATGATTTTTGATCATGGTGACATAGACATTGTTTTATCTCCTGGGAACAAGAAGGTAATCGCATTTCCAAAAGAAAACATGTCCGATTTAGTATATGGTGCTCAAAATAGATTGATGTCTCACCTCATCAAAAGAGGAATTCTTACACCAGAATCCGTGCAAGCTGGTTCGTTTTATGGCGCCCTTGAAGGTGCAATTCAGGAATCTGCAGATCCAAACATAAGTGCACCGAAGTTGGCTCTTATAAATATTTCTCAATTTATAGAAGAAGAGCGCCCATATTTTGAAAATATGGAAGCAATTGTTTCGATGGAAGACGATGAACTGATACACCCAGACAAAGAAGACTCGACAGAGCTGGGTGAAGTACCGCAATCATCAAATCAGGGCTCTCTCTCTAATCGATATATTAGAGATCCTTACGCTCTTGATTACATGTATACATTTTAATAGAGGAAACATGGAATTAATAACATTTATATTTGCTGCCTATGGGCTTACGCAAATACTGGTGTATGGGAAAGTATTTAAACCCATTCGTCCTACTACTGGAAAGTTGGGAGAGCTGTTTAGTTGTCCGATGTGTATGGGATTTCACGTAGGTTGGTTTTTAATGCTACTTTCTCCATTCACGGAACTATTTAATTTTGACGTTTCTGTAGCTAACTTCTTTTTATTAGGGTGGCTATCATCAGGAACCTCATATATTTTAAACATGGTTTTTGGAGATGAAGGAATAAAACATGAACACAAACATATGGACACAAAAGTGGATGCTCCAACCAGTTAGACATTGCTGTAAAGGGAGTTAACTACAATGAAAATAACAGAATCAGAAATTAAACAACTCATCGATGAAGAAATTCAAGCGATGATAGAATCCGGCGAAATCGATGAGGGTATCCTCGATCGACTTAAGGCCCGGGCTTCTGGTGTTGGCACTAAAATTGCCGGCGCCGGTAGGGGTGCGATACAAAAGGGACTCGGCGCCCTCGCCAGCGTTGGTGGCGAAGAAGAGATGGCTCAAACAATGAGAGACAGAGCAGCTGCGACTAAAGCTGGCACTGCAGATAAGGCGTTAGCAAAGAAAACATTATCTATTTTGCAATCCCATCTAAAATCGCTAGCTAAAGATCTTGAAAAGCTTGGACTCGACACGGATTCAGCTGGAATTAAGCAAGCCTTGAGTGGACTTCAGCGCGCTGTTGCTACGCAATCGCTTAATAGACGCGCTGGGACGGCAGAGTAATGTCTAAGAAGCTACTGAGAGAATATTTTGCTCTGTGTGACGGCGGCGTTTGCCAGGATCTTCTTACTGAAGAAGAAAAGCGTTATGTCGCTGATGGTGGCATGATTCTTTCGGGCATCATGCAAATGACGGAAACTCAAAACGGAAACGGTCGCATTTATCAACACAATACAATGGTGAGAGAAGTTAAGAATTATCAAAAACTTGTTAAGGAAAACCGTGCCCTTGGAGAACTTGATCATCCTGATGATTCTGTGATTAATTTAAAAAATGCATCCCACATGGTTACGCAGATTTGGATGGAAGATAAAAATGTAATGGGCAAGATAAAGGTTCTTGATACGCCATCTGGAAAAATACTGAAAGAGCTTGTTAATGGCGGAGTTACGGTTGGGGTATCCTCTAGAGGGATGGGCTCTGTCCGAGAAGATAAAGGCAAAACGATTGTTGAAGATGACTTTCAATTGATTTGTTTTGATATGGTTTCCGAGCCATCAACGCCCGGCGCCTTCATGATGAGAGAAGCAAAAGACTTAAATGAATCAGCAGTATTTACCCGCGCTGACAGAATTAATAGATTATTAAATGAGGTTTTAGATGAAAAAGAGTGATTTGAAAAAGATCATAAAGCCACTTGTCAAAGAGTGTATTAACGAAGTGTTGATAGAAGAGGGTGTGTTATCAAACATTGTTTCTGAAGTTGCCCGCGGCATGAATCAGAGTAACGTTGTAATTGAAAGCGCACCAGCACCAAAACCCGAGCGTTCCGCAGTGCAACCGCGATCGGCAGACTTGACAGCTAAGCGGAAGAAGTTAATGGATGCGATCGGCTCAGATGCCTACAATGGAGTTAACTTGTTTGAAGACACACAACCAATGACGGGATATGAGGCTGCAGAACCCAAACCCGGCAGCGTAGATCTTGGAGATCCCCGAGATTCTGGTGTCGATATTAGTTCTATAATGGGCGGCGCCTCTCGTATGTGGGAGGCTATGAAATAGTAATGCCAAGAAAGAAAGCAAATGTCAAAGTAACCTCAAAAGAATGTCGCGGAAACACAGAAAGAATGATTAGAAGATTTCTAAAGAAAACTAAAAAAGAAAGAATAGTAGAAGAAATTAAAGACAGAAGGCACTATAAAAAGCCTTCGATCAGAAAGCGAGAAGATCGCGCCAAAGCTGAGCGCCGCCGGCGCCGAGAAGAATTAAAAAAACAAAGAGCACAAGAAAGACGCAATAGAAAGAGAAGATAACTATTTATTTTAAATAAAAGGAAATTTTAAATGGCAGACGAAAAAAACTTTACACCCTCCTGGCACATTCCAGTCGGAGTGAATCATGTTCCAGCTTATCAAGTGAGTGGAATTCCATACGCTAGCGGTTCTATTAATGCCAAGCCCGCGGGAGACGGCCCTGTGTGTGTTAAGTTCCCTTCCGTAACAAGGTGGATTCAAATTATCAACAATGATACAACTAACAGCCCGAGAGCAGATGTCAAAGTCGGGTTCTCTGAAGACGGAGTTAAGAAGAAAAATTTCTTTACGGTTCCCTTTCAGGGTGGTTCTCCGGGGCTTTATCCCAACTCTGGCAGATTAGAATTAAAAGTTTCTGAAATCTGGCTAACAGGATCCGCAAATGTCAATGTAGTAGCTGGGCTAACATCGATTACACCAGAAAAAGTAGCTACAGCAAAAGGTCCTAGTTGGTCGGGCTCTGTAGGCGTAGGATAAGCAAAAAGAAACTATTTATTTTAAATAAACGGAGATTTTAAATGGCAGACGAAAAAAACTTTACACCCTCCTGGCACATCCCAGTTGGATTAAACCACACCCCAGCTTATCAAGTAAGCGGTGTGCCATTTGCTAGCGGCAGTATTAACTGTAATAAAGGCTCCCCGGTGTGTATAAAGTTCCCCTCTGTAACAAGATGGGTTATGATAATAAATAATGATACCCAAGGCGGTCCCTCGTTTTCGAACGATCATGATGTTAAGGTAGGCTTCTCTCAGAGGGGAGTTACGTCCAATAATTTTTTCATTGTGCCATACCAGGGCGGCGCCCCAGGTCTTTACCCAAATTCCGGAAGACTGGAATTAAAAGTTTCTGAAATTTGGATGACAGGATCTGGCAATGTTGATGTTCTAGCCGGCTTAACTTCAATTAAAACCGGCAAGGTTACGAATTCTACCGGCCCCAATTGGTCGGGCTCTTCAGGAGTAGGCTAAATCATGGCAGATTTTGGATGGGCATATGTACGGTGTAGCGGTTCCGATGACGGAGGCGCCTTCGGTCCAACAGGATCGGTTCAATTCATGTCGGGTGCTGGCAACACGTCAGGCACCTTAAATTTCATGTACCATACCGCAGCCTATGGTTCATATAATGCAAATACCCTTATCTTAACAGGCACGCTAGTGGTGAATGGAATTGTATCGGCTAGTCATTATCACATTGAGAATGTTACTGAAATCGATGTTAGCGGATCGACGTCTTTTGGTAATACTAATGACGATGTACACATGAGAACAGGTAGTCTAGTCGTCT